GTTTCGGCTCCCGCCCGGGCTTGCGGTTGGTAGTGCCGGGGATCCTCAGTACCGAGGCGGTGTCCGAGGTCCTGGTCGAGTCGCCGCCGATGGCCGGCGAGTAAGCCGCCACCACTTTCTTCAACAGGTAGGCCACGGTCTGCCACTGTGGCGCCGGGATGGCCTTGTCAAGGATCCAATGGGCATAGAGCCCGTTGCCGGAGTTGACGACGGCCGGCATCGGCAGGCCGGTTGCTGAGACAAATTCCTGTAACGCCTTGCAGCCTTCGCTCTGATTCTTCAGGGGCCACTTCTCGCCGCAGTCGATGTCCAGAAAGAAGTTCTTCAGGTACCTGGCGTTGTCCTGGCTGCGGGTCTTTTTGGCAAGGGCTTTGTACTCCGGTTTCGGCAGGCCGTAGGGTATCTGTTTGTTATGGGCCTGAGCCTCCCGGATCTTCCCCGGATCGTAGGTGGCTTGGGTTATGTAGGTGGTATTGCCGTTCTTATCCAGCATCTTGATCTGGAGAACGGCGGAGTCGAGGTCTTCAAAAAAGAAATGCCGGAAGCCTCCGCTGGGGAGCAGTTGCGCGACGCAATACATCCCTTCTTCCGGAAGGAGCCGGTGCAAGAACATAGGTTACCTCCACCTGTAGGTTATAGAGTTGAATACCTACTTGGCGGAACGCATTTCTGCAACGATTTTCCTCAGCACCTTGACGCGCTGCGGCGCCTTGAGTTTTTCCTTGAGTGGCAACCGGCCGTGCCTGCATCCCTTCTCCAGGCGGAGGGCGGTGTTGTAGGCGATGTCAAGCCTGAGCTTGTCGGCGATCGGGGCACCTTTTTTCCAGCGGTAGAGGGTCTCTCTTGAGATGTTGGTCAGGCTGGCGAAATCGGTGGGACCGATCATGGCCTTCTCCAGGACCTCGTACATATACGCTACTTTCGGATCGATCTTGATTTCTGCCATGGTGTGTTCTCCTTTACACCCTACCATTGCGACTCTCTTTATAGTCGTCAAACGTCATTGTTTTGAAAAGCATTTTGGTGTTTGCCCACCGGGCTAATTGGCGTTGTTCAAGTGTCGGCTCAGTGCCTGCCTCGTCGATGTACGGCTGGCAGAACGGATCGAGGTCAAGCCCTTTGAGAAATCTCACCCTCTCCAGGGCGTCTTGCACATCCTCCTTCACAAGGACGTAGCAGAAATATCGCCTGGGGGTAGCGTTGTGCCAGCGCAACAGGGCCACCGCCTTCTGGATACTCGGCATCTGCGTGGCTGAGTCACAGGCAAGCCTGATCGGTTTCAGCCATAATGCTTTTGACAATATCCTCGCTTCCACATCGGATATCCGGCGGGCATCCAGCCCTTGATTGAAATCAATCCTTAATTGCAGCCTTGTCGCCCTTGCTATCTGGTCCATGCCGTGCCGTGAGGCCAGGACGTTGTTGTCCATCAAGACTACATCCCGATGCCTGGTGAACTCTTCTATGTCTGCATGAGCGCGAATGTCTCCCTCCTTTGCAGGCACGAAACACCAAGGGCACTTATTCGGGCAGCCCCTGGTGAGGAAACCATAACTCTCAGTGCAGTTATACAGGCTGTAGTCCGGACATATATGCTCCACACTCTCCGGCAGTGATGTTGTAGATCTGTAACCAGTGCCGCCTTTTACTGTACTTACCGGTAGGTCCTGCTCCGGAGTGAATGTGAATACCTTACTTGATACGACTTTATCGAATGTAATCTCTTCCGAATACACCCGAACTTCATGGCCGGCCTGCTTGTAGGCTGCACTCAACTTCATCAGTGGGATGTTTGGAAACCCTGTGTTATCTGCATCGTGCAAACCTACAAGCATTATCTTCTCTCCTTTAAGCAGGGATGCTCTGACCATCCCTGCGAAGTGTTTATCAGGCTACTCGCCAGAACCGAAACCCTTCAGCCAGTTTGCGTGAGGACAGTTTGACCTCGGCCGACTTCGCTGACCGCATCACCGACTCGCGCACGGTCTTGCCGGCGGAGAACGGGACGAAGAAACTATCGCCCACTTCCATCGCCTGCAACTTCTCCTTGGCCTTGCTCGGTTTGTCTACGTTCACCCGCGCCGGCAGTTCGATACCGGCTTCTATCTGAATGCTCCCAAAATCAATTGCCATGTTCTTTTCTCCTTAAAGGTTGAGTTTTTACAGTCCCAGATCGCGAATCAACTGGTCGTCGCTCGGCTCAAGGGCGCCGGCATGGACCTGGGTGTTACTGACCGGTGCGGCAGAGGTCCCACCGAGGTCGAGGTCGTCCATCAGCTCGCCCTGAGCGGCGGCGAGTTTGGCAGCGGCCTCGGCGGCTTCCTTCTCAGCCTTCTTGGCTGCCTTAGTGGCGGCGGACTTGGCGGCGGCTTCCGCCCGGGTCTTGGCGATGGCGGCTTCTTTCTCGGCAGCGGCCTTGGTCTCAGCATCTGCCTTGGCAGCGTCCTCGGAAGCGTTGACCTGCCCCTGGTACTCCTGAGGAGTTCCGGCAGACATTGCAGGCGAAGGTGCCGGCAAAGCAGGAGTGGACGACATGCCGGCGATAATGTCCTCAACCTCCGGCAGGGCGGCGATCTCGGCCAGCTTGGGCAGGGTGTCCTGGGGCAGGAAACCGCCGAACTTGAAGACCACGACCGGAAAAGTCTGGGCCAGGTCGAAGGCGACCAGGGTCTTGGCGGTGCCGAGCGGGATGCCGGCGGCCGAGAGCTGCTTGACATACATGCCGAAGTTCTTCAGCGAAGCCGGCGGGATCTTGAACATATAGGCCTTCGGGTCGGTCTCGGTCTTGCGGGAGCCGGGGATGAAGACGGCCAGGGTCTTGGTGTCCGAGCAAGCCTTGCCCTTGGTGGCGTTGCCGTTCTGGTCGGTTCCGGAGCCGAAGGCATTGTGCGGGCAGTTGGCGCACAACTCACTCTGCGGGCTCGGAGAGGTCGGGTCGGGGCGGACATTGTCGGTGCTGAAGCAGTCCGGGCTCTTGCCCTCCTCGCCGGGGTTGAAGGCGGTGGCATACCAGGTCTTCTGCAGGGGCTTCTTGGCCCTGAGAATAACCATTGGCAGGTAGGCATTGTCGTCTGGACCGATGACCATCTTGCCGGCCGGGAATGCAGCCTCGTCGCCGTTGGCATCGACCAGGGTGAACTGCTTGCCGCTGAGTTTCAGTCGCGGAGGCATACCGGTGCTTATGCCGGCAGCCGCGTCGTCGTTGGCCTGCCGGGCCAGTTCGGGGTTCAAAATATACGATGGAACTTCTGCCATTGACGGAATGAGTAAATCGTTCATGTGTTGCTCCTTAGAAGTTAGTGTTGGGGATATTTCGTTCTACAAACTCTTTAGCCGGCGACCTTACGTCGCAGTCATGCCATCCTAAACATTGTTCTGCAGCCAACCTAAGACACGCTGCTTCCAGTAATGATGTATGCCTCCCTAAGTTTTTCTTTTTAGAGTTTATTGCGATTTGAGCAAACCATCGATTGCGAATGCTGTCCCAACACACTCCTTTAATTCCAGAGATACTCGATCTCGGCGTACCATTTTTCAGGTTGCATTGGTACGAAGCCTCTCTGAGATTCTCCAGCCTATTATCATGTCGAACTCTGTTTATGTGGTCAATAGTCTGCTCTGGAAGGTACCCGTAATGATACAACCATATCAGTCTATGCGCTAACCGGATACGTCCATCGATCCTGATATACACATACCCATCATTCGCTTTCGTACCTACTACTCTACCGGCACCCCATCGCTTGTTCGTCTTTACTCGACTGACAAGTTCTCCGGTAGGTATATGGTCAAACAAAGTTCTTACGAGCGCCTGTGTAATCACTATCAGCTCCGTCTTACTTTTATGCTTTTGAACTGAGAATAATTGACCCCGGGAGGGGGTGGCTGGCCGTCCTCGATCGCCTGCTTGACCGCCGACTTCGACACTGCATGGGTCAGGAAGTCGAACTTCTGCCCCTCCTGCACCCAGCCGAAAAACGTCGACCAGTCGGCTACCGAGACATTGTCGACGGTGTCGACGTAGCTGGTGCCGTGCGGGGTCTTGATCGACGTGGCGCCGATCCTGTTCATCTCGGCCATCAACCAGTTCTCCCGCTTGGTCTGGAGGTCTTTCAGGACCGCCAGCTCGGCATCGAGTTCTTTCTTCTTGGCGGCGATGATGTCGCGGGTCTCGACATACTTCGCCACCACCTGTTCCGCGGTTACGCTCTGGCGCATTGGTGCCTCCTTTACGAGTTCGTTGACTGTCCCGATCCATCCGCAGTCGCACTTGACTACGTTGAGGTCGGGCGGTGTCTGGTAGTTGGTCGTGGTCAGCTTATAGGGCTCATCGCCGCATTTCGGGCAGACCTGGTGCAGGTTTCGATACTCTCTCATTTCCTTCCCCCTTTCCTACACCCTACAACTTCGTCAACGGGTTGTCAATTATTATTTGTTGCTTGGTTTACATTTTTATATTGCTCAGGCTGAGGACGACCTCTTGAAGTTTTCCCTTATCCTTCAACACCTGATAGATCTTCTTCTCTTCCGCCGTAGCGTACAGGTGGCAGATGTCGATCTTGATCTTCTGCTTGCTGCCATCCATCCTGGCGTTGGCCTGCTGGTAGACTTCAGCCTTGTAGGTCGGGGCGTACCAGATCGTCAGCGTGGCGGCGGTGAGATCGAGACCGTGGGCCAGGACCTGGGGATGGGCGACCAGGACATGCGGGTTGGGCAGGGTTCTGAACTCTCGGAAGATCGTCGTGCGGGCCCCGGCAGACACCCGGCCGTCAACCACCGCCACTGACCACCTCTTCCTCAGCTCGGTTGCCACAGCGTCGAGGGCGCCGGTGAAGGGGACCAGGACGATAACCTTCTCGTCATTCTCGGCGATCACTTCCTCAAGGACGCTCATGCGTGGGCCGAAGTCGAACTTGACTAGGGAGCCGTCGGCTGCTATGACCACGCCACAGGCGGTTTGTACCAACTTTGAGATCAACACGGCAGCGTTGACCGCTGTCACCGTCGAGCCCCGGACCTCGGTGGCGGCCCGGGCGATCAGTTGCTTATAGGCCTTCTTCTGGTCCTCTGACATCTCAGCCCGGCGTTCGATGAAGCATGGCTCCATGTCGGTGCAGACTGAGCGTTCAAACCTGATCGAGGGTTTCAGGATCCTGGCCACTGACTGCTCGGATCCACGCTTGGGCACCCACTTGAACGGCCCGAATTGCAGCATGGTCTCCTGCTTGAACGCCGTGAAGTGACCATGATAGTTCTCAGGGGTCAGGAGTTTGCACTGACCGAACGCGTCGGTGGCATCGTTCGGCGTCGGTGTACCAGTTAAGCCCCAGGCTGCTCTGGCGATCTTCTGGGCGTTGAGCACTCGGTTGAGGGGTTTGAAGAGGGTCTTGGACCGGCTGTTCCTGAAAACAGCGACCTCATCGACTATCACCAGGTCGATGTCTGGGCGTTTACTCAAGGCTTCTTCAATCAAGCCGACGCCGTGGTGGTTGACGATGTAATAGTCGTGCCGTTGTGCCAGCAGGTCATGGCGTTTCTGCCGGCTGCCGTGCAGGACGGCGAAGGTGTTGAGGGGTAGGGACTCGAAGATCGCTCTCTCCCAGACATCGAAAAGCGTAGACAGCGGCGCGACGATCAGGACCCGATGAACGTAGCCTTCCTTCCGGAGGTAATCGGCGGCCCAGAGGGCAGCGTTGGTCTTCCCAGTCCTTGGCGCCGAGTGGCAATGTGCCCGGGTGTGCAGGGTGAAGAACTCACTCGTGTCTATCTGGTACCACCTCGGCGTGAACCGCCCCGGCCACGAGTAATTCGTCCTGATCGGACTCTGCACTTTCACCCCCAGGTTATTGAGCACCCGGGCAGCCTCGAGGGTCTGCGGCACGGCGACGAACTGCTGCCCCTGCACCGTGGCAACCTTCAGGTCTGGGAACAGGGCTCTGTACTGACCGGCGTCGGGGGTCTGCAGGACGTAGTGGTCGTTGATTACTCGGGCGGGGGTCATCGGCTAAGGCCTTCCTCATCTAAAAATTCTTGAAAGTCTGCTGCCTCTTGCTGCTCATCCAACCACCCTTGAAAGAACTCCAACGACTCCTCACCATCGATCACGAAAATGGCGCCGCCGGAGGCTGCGATAGCTGAGATCTGCAGAGCCTGGAAGCCTGTTGGCTTCTTGCCGGGGGCCTTCGCCTCAATGGCCCAGAACCTGCCGCGGTAATGGCCGATGAAGTCCGGGATGCCTCGCACCGATAACGGCCCCTGCACCGCGGCGTAGAACCAGCCGGCTGCGGTTGTGAACGTCCCTGCTTTAGCTGCCGGCTGGATATCGTACCGGGCCAGGAGCTGGACGATCTGTTTCTTGACTGCGTTCTCGGGAGTGGATTTCATCCAAGTGCCTCCTGCCAAAAATGTAAGTGCTTTGAGACAGCCAAGTTATAGATGGGTACATTATAGGCTTCAGCGATGCTGATCGCAGTGCCAGTACCGCCAGTTGCTCGCGACCTGGTGGTGTGTGAGGTGCATCCATCCGGTGTCCAGCAGATCAAACATTTGGACGGTGTATTCAACATCTTGCCGAGCACCTGAAAAGCATTACGACCATGCAATTTACGAGCAAAGTCATTACAAGCGTGCCAGGCTGGGTGGAACCGGGCGGCGACGGCCATCGCTTCTGGCGTGCAGTCGCGGGCAAGATAAATTTCTTTAGGGCCTTTGGCGCAGCCCGACTCGAATGCTGTGTCTGCCCCAGACGCACCCCCAGATCGGAGGACGATGTTATTTCCGGCCAAGCGTAAAGCAATCGCTTTCATGATCTGCTGAATGTTTTGGGGGGTACTACGAGAACCTACGCCGGTGTAGTGTTTCATATCATCCACCAAACCCCAAAAACAACGAGCAGGATGCTCAACTCCGCCTTGATAATCGGCCAGAGGTATTCTTTTCCGTAGGGGATCATGCGTTCTCCTCGAACCCCTTAATGAACTCCTCACTCACCAGCGCCGGCCAGCCGATCTCGGTAGAGAATCCGGCAGCATTTTTATGCCCGCCACCTCCAAGCAACCGAGCAATCCGGGAAACGTCGAACTCTCCGACTGAGCGCAGGGACCAGGAGCGCACACCCTTGCGGTCGCAATAGGTTACGCTGAACTGGGCCTCCGGGTACTCGGCACAGAGCCGGTTGCCGACCTCGCTGACGTTGGCCGAGCAGTTGCAGGCCGGCACCTCCCAGGTCTCATCTCCGATCGTCAGGCACATCGCCCGAGTGTCGCGCAGGGCACCCTTGATCTGGCCTTCACGGAAGGCACTGATCGCCGCACCGGACTCATAGGCGTGCAGCAGGAAGTCCTCCCGGGTAGCTTCTCTGTGCCACACCTCGAAGTCGTGTGGCAGCGTGGCGATGTACATATTCACGATATCTGAGTCCGGCAACTCGAACTTCCACAGGTCGCGGTCCTGGACAAACTCTAGCATTTCCGGCAGCAGTTCGGGTCCGTGCAGGGCTTCCCAGACCATGCCGCAGCCCGACTTCGTTGCATCGAACCGAGCGTAGGGCAGCCCTCGCAGGTTCTCCTCTGCGGTCTTGTGGTGATCGAAGATGTGCAGGTCGTACTTGCCGGCAAGCTCCTCGCAGGTCTCCCGGTCGTAGGAGAAATCGACGATGTAGAGGACATCTGTACCCTCGGGGATCTCCGGCACTGGCTGGCTGTATTGGACCGGGATATAGGTAGCGTTGCTGCGCATGGATTTCCACAGGGCATAGGCGGATCCAAACCCGTCCGCATCGGCGTGGTAAAGTACGGTCACGTTAGTCAGCATCATCAATCTCCTTGTTGGTTATGAGCCTCTCGGCCCGGGCCTCGTCCTCCTCCTGCTGCCAGGCATCGGGGTCGAGGGGGTAGGTGTCAGTCGCTTCGCAGTAATCGAGATAGTCTTCGTAGGTGAGGATCATCGTATTTTTATCTCCCACAGGCTTCTTGCTACGCCGCCGTTTCCAACCGGATCCTTTTTGTGCTTCAAGGTCACACTGGATTCGGCCCAGGATTTACGAGCGGCGATATCTTTAACTTTCTCCCACCCTGCTCCTCGCAGGGATGCTCCGGTTTCATCGTGCTGCGTGTAGGTTATGCACCGTAGATATCCCATAGCCTTTGCCGCTCTCCACACTGAGCCGTAGAGCATGGAGTTTGCATTCTTCGTACCGTCTGTGCAGGTACGGCTCACTTCCAGAGTGCGACCATCGTCAAAGTGCCGTGCAACCGGCCTGCTGGCTGTGGCAACTCCAACAAGGGCATCGCCGGCATAGACCGCAATGGAGAACTTGTGCCCCACCGGAGGCTTGTTGTGGCGATGATGCTGCTTTATAAATTCGCATGATGCTTTCAATGTGATCGGGCGCACCTCCAAGGTCATACTCTCCTCTCTCCTCGTCGTTGTGGGCAGTCGGGCACGGCGCACCAAGGGCAAAGTCCTGAAGGACGCGCCGGGAAAGTCTCAGTCTTCCACGCCTCCTCCATCCGCGCCACCCGCGGCAGGAACTCCTGCCAGATCTTCGGAATATCCGCTTTCGCTATCGGCTCGATGCCAGTGACCTGCTTATGCTGGGTCCAGATATACTTCCCGCTGAACTCCTGCAGGTACGGCCGGACGACAGCCAGGGCGGCGGCGCAGAGTTTGAGCTGGTCCGGGGCGTCCTTGATCTTACCCCCAGTGTTGTGAGTAACGATGAACCTCTCAGTGCAGAGGTAAGTCTTGCTCGGAGAATCCACTGCGATGCACTGCGTAGGCACACTGTCAACTTCCGTTATTGTTTTGATATATCGCTTGGTGTACATGGCGGATTCACTTACACGCACTGCGACATCTGCTGCCCTTGGGTATGTCAGAAATGGTTTAATATTGTTGGGGGTAAATATTACGTCGTATCCAATTAGGGCTTTCCCAAACCCAAATTTGTTAAGCTCTACAAGATATGGTTTCTGCCCAAGGGAGGCTAAGAGTTCGACAACCTGCAGGGCAAATGCCTTATCGACCGTAGTGAAAACGACCTGACTACGTATGAAATTCCACGTTCCATCAGTATCCAGCAACCCCCGCAGTAAGGCCAGGCGCTCGGCATAAGTAGCGGTAAGGTACTCTGCTGGGATATGTTTGTTTTGCAGGACACCGAGGTTTCTAAGATCCCTTGTGAGCCCGTATATGGTTCTGGTATCGCACTTATTCTCGGATGCGATATTATGACTAACCATGTATCCGCACTGAGCTATTGCATCGAACATATCTGTGTTAGGTTTGCATATTTCTCCTCGAGACCTGCAACCATCTCCAAGCCAGCATCCCAGTACGTATGGATGCACCTTGAGAGGGTTCTTGCTGGGAGCATATTTGACTGCCCCCCCAACAGGCATGGATACCCCTTTACCGGACGCTACTATTTCTGCAATCTCTGCAGTGCTTCTTACTGCGAGGCTAAGGGGCATACCACACTTCTTGCTCACCCATAGATGCTGGTCGTCGCAGATAACCTTTGCTCCGTCCTTAAACACCAGTTCAAAGCACTTTCTGTTGAACGTTGGCGACTTCCCAACCACTTTACATGGGGACCCATCCCCACCAAAGATTATATCCCCTTCCTTCAATGCCGCCATGGTGGTCCAACCTGTTGGGGTAGGTATCTTGGTGCGCACATCAAGGCCCTTCCAGTCCAGAAGAGAAACAGAGTTCTCCTTGACCTTGGTCACTACCACGTCCAGCTTGGCCCTGAGCCATGCGTCCTTGGCGAACCAGGAGGTCGGCGCCATGCCGCGGGTGAGTGTAACCTCGACCTCCGCCTCGACCTTGTGCCCGGTCCGCAGAATGGCGGTACAGTACGGCTCGACCGGGAGCAGGGCCTCCTCGTCTTTGTGGGGGACGGCTTTCAGGAAAAGCTCGGCGGCTTTATGGACCCGGTTACCCCAGATTATGGCCTCAGATTCCTGGAAGGGCAGGGTGCAGTAAAATCTTGATGCTGCGTATCTTTTACTGCATCCCTCATAGTCGGCGAGGGCGGTGAAGGACCATGAGAAAGGCTTGTTACGGGCGTTGAGGGGGGCGGTCATTTAGTCACCCGGTAGCACTCAAATTTTTCCGTATCCCTGGGGATACCCATGTAGTCAACCTGCGTAAGAGTCAGCACGGCGTCCGGCACCTGTACCCTCAATCCACACAGCTTTTCCAAGTCGTGCATCCGTTTAACCAACTCCACCAACGGCCTCAGCTGATCAGCCGGCGTGCCCTGCAC